GATCTCCGATTTGATAGTGGTGTTGCTCCTGGAGCTTTCCACTATTACTTTTTCTCTTGTTCTCATTAGTAATCCATTTCTCCGTCGACTAAGATCTTTTGGATTAGATCAATTTTGTTTTGGGTAATTACGTAGCGGACTTCCAATAGTGACTCGACTCTGATTTCCTTTGCATCACTGATCTCTTTGTCGATCTCGCTAAGTTCTTGGTAAGCCTTCTTTAGTTGCTCTACTAATTCGACTCTGTGATAATTAACTAACTTCATAACTTGTTTTGTTTTTGTTTACTCTACAAATATATAACATTTGTAATATATAAACCAAATAAAATATATATTTTTTGTAATATATTTTTATTTGACATACCTTTGTTTTATGGACTTAAAGACGTTTTTAGACGAAAACCCGATTATCACTAAGGCGGAGTTAGCTAGGCTAATGTGGCCCGATAGTAAGAATGCCAGGATCAAGCTTGGAAATAAGCTTGCAGGTACTCAAAACAAATCCGGTGTGCAGCGCGTGACCGAGGATGACGAAGCAAAAGCCAAAGAAGTGCTTAAAGAAGTTGCAGTAAAAATCTTGTCTTATACTGATGAAAACAAATAAGCCCTCAATAGAGGGCCTTATTTAAATCCTTATCGCAAACTCAATAAATATCAGTCTGCGCAGTTCCTCCAAAGATCACGGGGCTCTTGGCAGGCATACGACCTTTCTGTGGTACGCCATGTGTAACGATCCGTCAAGGTGGATCAGTTTGATTCCGTATTGTTGCTGTAAAGTGTGTATGTTCATTTTTAGATCGGGCAAAGCCCTGTGCTTTCGTGAATAAAAATTAATCAGGGAAGTATATTCCCAGAAGTAGGCCGATCAGGATGCATAGTGAGAATATTATTGCACCAATTGCAAATAATGCTTTCTCTGACTGCATAAATTCGCTCCACTTGTCGCCCATTACCTGCACCCGGAAAACCAACCGTCGCCAAATACCGCGTATTCTACGCATCAGATATTCCATTCTTGTAGTTGGCTTAAACTTATTCTTTTGCCAAGCCTGTTGGAGGCGCGAAAGACGCTCGGTAACTTCATCACGATCAGTACGATCATTAGTTGCATCCCACAATGGTGGCTGGATCTGATCCAACCCACCATCAATCCTCTTTGTGCTCATGCCGTAACCTTTAACCAGGTTTCAAAATCAGGCCTTTCTAAGCAGCTTGCGGACAATTCCACTCTGCAGCAGGGGCACTCATTATGGGCTTCGGCTGGATCTTCCCAACTGCCATGCGAGTCGGTAACATACACCAGTTGGTCATCACTAACCACCGATTCACAAAACGGACAGATTGTTGTGTGGTTATCCATTTGGTAGTCTGCGTGCATTTGGATTGCTTCATCCAAACCAATGTCACCGACGATTTCCTTAGCGGATTTATGGATTTCGATTAAAAATTCTTTACTTTGCATCACGTTTAAATTCTTTGTTAGAGACTTTTTACTAGCGGTTAGTTAGGATTGCCCTCCTACTAACCGCGCTTTTTTTGCAGTACATCAAGGCGACTGCGCTCGCCTTTTGTCAACGTTTTATCGTTTTGACTCTACAAACATATTAAACATTTTAAACAATTCAAACATTTTAAACAATTTGTTTGTAATACACTGTTTATCAGTATTAAAAATTTTATCAATATTTGACATCAAAACGGAAATCCATCATCTTCGACCACTTCCCCTTTATAAACACCGTCGAAAATATGCACCCTTTTGGTTCCTTGATTGGGTATATATTTTGGTTGGGAATGTTCTAATGATAGACCATATCGTTCGCAAAATTCCTTTACGGCATTGGATAGTGTTTTCTGACTGAGTTTATACTTCTCCTTCAATTCTCCGGAAACATACTCATCGTACTGCCGTTGGAATACCGCTGACTCTACATAGTCCATACGTAGCCACTGGGAAATGTTATCTTTAAAAAATTCCAATGTCTTTTCACCGTATTGATTTGAGAACTTTTTATTCCATCCTATGTCCGATAGTTCTACCAGTTCTAGCTTACCATTTTGGGCCAAGTTGTACTGGATTGATGATATAACGAACTCATCGAATCCTTTCCAATCTTCTTTGGTAAATCCAGATGGGAACATCTTTCCATGAACTACATCAACACCACCATGACGAGTGTAATAATCCGTAAACTCCACAGGACGAATACGACGCTTTAAACCTCCGTCCAGATCTTCATAAGAATAGTTAGTATTAATTAATATTTTAGGCATATCTTCTGGAACAACCTCTTTTTCATCTTTATAGAGCTTCTTTAGCAATCCGTAACCGGTAGTTTGCTCTTTTAGAAAAAGCCACTCTATTTTTTTTGCGATATCCGCAAGGAAAAATACACGCTGACCATTCCAAGGCTGCAAGAACTTTTCATTAAATTGAATCATTGTACCAGGCACCGTACAAACAGAAGTCATCTCACGGAGTATGTTACCAAATATATTCTTCCCGGATCCTCCCCCATTTTTAGGGTCAATCACCATTTCTTGCATAACTATTAAATAACCGGCAGATTCCGATTTAAAATCATGAGATAAATACCCAATAACGTTACGGATATAATCTTTAACGTTGCCATTGCTGTCCGTACCAGTAGCATTTTTTAGATATGTTTGGAACAATTGGGATGGAACCACATCTTCATCTTGATAATTTCTTCCTAACATTCGATCTGTCCATATCAATCCGTCCAATTCTGAGTAATCGACTTTACGAATCGAATCTGCAGTTATACGTATTGCAACGTTATTGTAGAACTTAAAACATGCGTCAGCTGAATCCCTAATGATATCTGAATCGTCAAAGCGCTCCAAGCGATTATCCATAATAAACTTACCAGAAGATTGGATGAACTTTTCATAGGCATTGCAGATATCTCTATAATCATTGGGATCCTCCTCTTGGATATAATCTTTCATATTATCAAAAAAGGTCATCACGTCAATACGATCGACAAATTTTCCATTTATCTGAATCGCTGCCTGTCGGTACGACCTGAAACCAAGGCTCTTAGCAACATTAAGAAAATCCTCCCTACTTATACTTATTTTATGATCTTCGTCGTATTCCCAAAAAACTCCGTAGGGATGTTGTTCAGCAAATTGTTCCTGTAACCTTAGGAAATCTTCCTTGGCTTCTTCTGAAAAATTTGGAGGGATGGCGGCCTGCCCATTGATAACAGCTTTCTTAACCAACGACTGCTCGACGTTGCGCTTTACCTGACCGAATCCGCCTTTTACCAATTCACGGAAAGCCGCTTTCTTATCTCCGTTATGCGTAAACTCCGCAAATAGCGTAGCGGGGTTGTATCCCTTTGCTTCCTGAAGCTCGGTGGAACTGGTGAAAATAAAAAACACTCGCTTTTCACGGTTAAATGAAGCCGAAACACCATCCTCTTTTCCAGGACGCGTAAACCAAATAAAGCGTGCGTTTTCACGCAGGAACTTCCACCCCTGAGACTCCATGAGTTGCACGGGATCACACTGGTTATTGAAATCCTCAAATGGATTTGTCGTGTAGATAGAATCCTGCGTTTGTGTAAGCTTAGGCGATGGGGCCACCTTGGTGATCTCACAGTAACTCTGACATAAATTGATCAATGAACAACGCTCTTCCCAAGTAATTATCGGAATAGGGTTATTTTGATGAACAGTGTAACCCAATGAAGGTGGGAAAAGAAAATAACCACCTTCACCACGTGTCTCCAAGAAGTTCACCGTTTTGGTTGGCTTCCGTTTACCTGACGCGTAATCCGCCTGCAATTCTTCATCAGTCTTCATTCTGCCCGCAAGCTTTATGTTTCCTTGCGGCGCATGGTCGGCGATGCGAT